CGTAATCGTGTACGAAACCGTGAGCGTGTCGTTCAGGAGGAGGGTTCTCTGGACGAACTGGACCTCGTGATTGATGACGCCGCTGATCGGCGGACCTGCCGAGTCGAAAAGGGCGCACTTCTGAACGCCCTGGGGTGCTCCGCCCGTGTACGTGAACAAGTGCAGGATGCTCGTCTGATTTCCCGCGCCCGTGGGTAGTGTCACTGTACCCTGAGCCCGACCGAGCCCGTTGCTGGTCAGCTCCGCCAGAAGAGAGGCGTCCGCAGCAGCAGGTGGCGTCGCGTCGTTCGACAGACCGATGTAGTTGAAACCGTTCGCACGAGCGACGGTGCCGTAGGCGAAGTTGTGGAGTTGGACCCGGCCCGTGTTCGTGAGGATGTTGAAAACCTCCTCATCCTCGTCCACGTGGCGGTACAACCAGAGGCCCCGAGCCTCGTCGTACTCGTAAGGGCGCTCTTGGCGGATCCGAACCTTAGCGCGGACGTTGGGAACCGTCTCCAGGATGTGCATGCAGACCCTCCTCTTCCGAGGACGCATGAAAGGATTCAGAAGTCGTCTGAGTGGTCTTCGTCCCCGACGTTCTGGTTCACCTTACGGCCAAGGCGGTCCCGGTTCCGGATTCCCTGCCAATACGCCCGAAAGTCGTCGTAATAGTACGCGCCCATGTTCCACCGCATGGCGTCGAGGATTTTCCCGAGGGTGTCGTTCGGGATGTACTGGTCGTTGAAAATGTAGCGGATCCGGAAAAGGGTGTGCGCAGGCCGGGTCAAGTCGAGCACCATGCGGATCGCCGAGTCAGCTCCAAAGACATTCGGAGGGAACCCGCCACCTGGGGGCGCCACAACGTCGATGTCGAAGACGAACTGGTCCGAAATATCGAGACCCGACGCCCCCTTGCGAACGAGGAGGAAGTCTTCGGTGACCCTGATGTCACCGGTCAAGAAGAGCTTGACCACGTCCGCCATCGACTTTGGGATCGAGCCCTGGAAGTAGATTCGAAGGAGATTGAGCAGGAAGTCCCGGAATTCTGAGTCATTGAACTCCAACGGAGGGAGCCGCCCGTTGACGAGCATGAGGTACCCAACGATCGAGTACAGGAAGTCCGAGCGGGTTGTGGTGAAGTCCCGATCCGTGTTGATGTCCTCAAGCGACAGCTCAATGCGGGCCAATTCAACCGCGACAGCCTTCAGTTCGTTCGTGTAGTTGGGACCTTGGATCGCCGAGATGTAGTTCGACGGGAGCAAGTTCAGGAGCGTGGTGAAGATGGTCTGCGCCCGTTGAAGGAGCCGGAGGTTGTATTCCTTGCCCTTCTGGTCGATCGTGTGATTTAGCCGGTTCGTATCCGGTTGAAACCGTGCCATCAGACCCCCCTACGGCGAAGAACATAGGGTGCATGCGTGCTTTGGTAGGCTTTGATGGCAGGCCACCCTTGCTCCACTACATCGCTGGGCACGAGCCAGCCCTGGAGTCGATAATACAGCTTCCCGTCGATGTACTCGGTGCCGCCACATCGGATGGGCTGCACCATGCTCGCCGCGAGCCGCATCCTCTCTTCGTGGGTCAACTTGGCGAGGTCCATCAGGTCGCTTCCCGATAGGTGATCGTAAAGTTGCCCAAGTCGATAAACTCGACGTCGGCCGCTACGATGTCATGGGACCGGGAGTCCTTGTTGATGATGTAGCTCGCCTGGTAGGCGTGGTTCGACGGGTCGTCCGGCGGCAGCCCAGCCCCAGAGAGAGCGATGGCTACGTGGTTGGCCGTGCGTCGTAGGCGTTCAGCCGCAAGTTGATCCGGCAAGAAGCCCGCTGCAAGAAGTGTGGCGTCATCGGAGTAACCCGCAATCACCGCACCCGTGTACCCGATGATGTAGGCCTGCTTGGGGTTCTGCCCAACGTTCGTGAGAGCGCTGGAGAGGGTGAGAGACACGTCGTCCTGAAAGACTCCCTTGTGCTCGGTGATGAGGCCACCACCGTCGATTGTGGGGTTCTGGAGAGGGTTCGTCAGAAGGAAGACGCGGTTGCCTCCGATGTCGAGCGAGCCCACACGAACGAAGGTCGAGAGGACCGCCTCACGTAGCTTCCTGGAGCCGTCCGCATAAGCCATCCGTGCGAAGGGGACGACCTGGAAGTCGACACCTGGAGTCGCGTCGATGGCGTGGATGACGTCCGATTGGGCGATCCCCTGTCCAATCACTTTCTTGTTCAGCTCCAAAGAGACGTTCGACCGCACGGCGGGGTCGGTCTTGTCCTTGGTCGCACCCTTGTTGAGCTGGACAGTCGTTTCGATGTCGATCTGGTTCTCGATGGCCTGCTTCACCAAGACGTCGGCTGTCACGTGACGCTTGTTGTTGATGATCTGCTGGAGCGCTTGGAGCAGGTCGTTGATGACGTACGTGACCGTGAAGTTCTCGTCGTGAACGTAGTCAACTGATACCGCCAGACCGTTATCGATGGCCGAAGACGAGGTCCTCACGATCTTCGCAGGAGTCGTGGGGGTCCCCTCTACGACGTCATAGTCGGGCAACGCGGAGCCAGGGCCATTGTACTGGATCGTACGCGGTGCGTTGAAGACCTTGATCGTAGCCGTATTGATCCCGATCGAGTCGAGAGGCTCTTGGACGAACCCGATCAGGGTGTGGGGTTCATCGTTGATCGTGATGGTGTCGCCGCTCGGCTTACCCCCGAATTGGATGATCGAGAGGTTGTCGAGAGCGATGGTGCTCTCTCCCGTGATGAGAGGGTCGTCGGTCTTGTAGAGCTGGTAGTTGTTGGCGGGGTCAAGCGGCCCCGCGACCTCACCAACGACGGAGATGACGCGACGAACGGGCTGAAGCGTGAAGAGGAACTGGTTGATGACACGGAAGCGGTAATCGGCGTTGATGATGTCGTCGATGAACGTGGGGGGCTGGGCGATCGACGTGTTGATCTGGAACGTCTGGTAGTCGACGATGATGACGCCCGTGAGATCGTAGTCGAGGCCAGACGTCACATTGTGTACGCCAAGTCCCTGGAGCGGGTTGTTCAGGATCTCGATGATCGGCGTCTGTGCCGTGACACGTGAGTCGAGAACGCGGAAGATCAGGTTCGTCAGATCGATAATCTGGATCTGGATGTCGCGAGCGATGTCGAACGTGAAGGCGAACTTCTCCGAGACCTGTCGCTCACGAAGACCCTGGATGTAGATGTCGACTTTCCCACCGATGTGCTTGTGACGAACATCGTCGTAGTCACGCATCATGAGCGAGTCGCCGCTCTTGACGATCTTAGCCTTAATGACCCCTAGTTCGGCCGCAGCGGTGGCCGCGTAGCCGCCTTCGGTACCCGTGTCGACCGAGGCGAAACCGAGGATGGCCCGCGACGAAAGGTCGGCGTTGGACTCACGGTCGTCACCGAAGACTGTTGCTTCCGTGTTAACGGCCGAGACCCCGGAGACCCCGAGGATCGAGTTGATGGTCCCCGCAGGTCTGTTACCAGCCCCACCGATGTTCTCCGCAACGATATCGGCAGTGATCTCGTAACGCTTCGTGTTGAAGTTGAAGAAGGCCTCAGCACCTACGACGGGAAGCACGAAAGAGCCGCCGATGCGGTAGCGCTGAGCAGGGATGCCCGTTGTAGCATCTGCATCGGAGGTAACGAAGGTGCCCGCTGGGATGACGAGGTCGGTCGTGGGCTTCGTCGGCGTGTAGATGACGACCTGTCCGACCGACGGACGACCCGCAAGCCTCGACACGTTGTCATTGGCTGCGAGCTTGTCGAACTGCTGATCGATGAGCGACTGGACTGTGTCGTCGCTTGTGTACCCAACAGCGGCCTTGAGAGCTTGCTTGTAGGCGCTGCTTGCCACGGGATCCGAAATCCCGCTTCCGCTCACATTGTCGATCGCGAGGAGCGTGAGGAAGCTCTGGCTGCGATGAACGAAGTCGACGAGAAACCAGATGCGCTCCGCCTCGGAGGCGAACGGGTCGACGTTGATATCCCGAGTCGTCGATCCAGGAATGAGGCTGATCTCGGTGTTGACCCGCTGAACCGAGTTGATGTAGTCGGTAACGATCTGCGTCTGGTTGCGACCAGGTAGGTCTCGAATCGAGGTGTCGAGAACGAGCGGGGTACCCAAAACTTCTTGTGAGAAGGGGGTCTCGATCTCTGTGTTGGTGGTCTGATCGAAGTAAACGCCCGTGATCACGTAGTACAGGGGGTCGTTGTTGGAGACGTTTGAGAACTGATCGGAGTTGAGGGTGCCGGGGGCTCCCGTTCGGATGTGGTTGAACGTCACGAACTCGTTGAGGACGAAGTTATCTGTCGTACTCTGGAATCGTAGCCGTCCTGCTAATGTGGAGGTGTCGTGGAACGAGTCGAGTCGAACGGCCAGCTCGTTGCCGAAACCATCCTCTTCAGTTACCCGGATGCGGACTGTGTTGTGATCGATGTTGTCCCAGACCGCGAAGTCGTCCAGCGTCCCGAGAACATCCTCCTCGAAGACGGTCGAAGTTAGAATCGGCTTGGCGTTGAGCTTGAAGTACCCCGTGGAACCGCCCGCCGGTGCCGTCGCAGCATAGAAATTGAACCCAATGGGGGTCGGGGTGTCTACGGTGACAAGGAGGCCCGTTTGGAAAGGGGTGATGCTACCGCTGCCACTTTGACCGCTCGGGACAATGAGCGTGGCCGTCTGGGGCTTCCCTGCCAACAAGTCTACGGAGTTGCGGCGGCGATGGACTCGGATGCCCGTCGGAATGGGGGCTGCGCTGCTGTCAATCGACCGTACCCTTGTGATCGCGACCGTCGAGATGGCCGAGACACCACCTACGATGTCGATCGTGCGGAGCTGGATGGTGTTGAGTCCCACCTCCAAAAGCAGCCCCGTGGGGAACGACGCCAAGTTAGGGACCGTGAAGGTCTGGAGTGCGAAACTGACCAGCGTTGGATCCGAAACGAAGGCGGCCCCGTTGATCGACACCTGGATGACTGACGTGTTGACGTCCACCGTCCCCACAATGGTGGTGGAGTCTTGGTTCGTCGTGAAGACGAGGTTCGTCGTGAACCCAGAACCGTCGCGAAGAGCAATTTGGGGCGCTGTTGCCATCGATCACCCGGTAAGGACAAAGTCGCTGAGGGATTGCCGAATGACACCCTGTTGAGCTGTTGAGCCCAAGAGGTCCGACGGCTGAGGAAGCTTGAGGCCCCGCTCCAACTGGATAGGGTCGTTCGATCGGTTCTGGACCGTGATGCTGACGAAAACCACCGTGGGATCCTGTGTGCTCTGCTGGAGATCAACGGAAAGCAAGCGAAGGGGGTACTCCTTGTCAGAGACGTTCTGACCGACCTTCTCTTCTTGCTGCCGCTTGATGCTCTGCCAACGGTTGAATGCCTGGTAAATATCCGAGACGATGAGGTTCTGGATGAGCCCACCGGCTGAGAGCTTCTTGCCGATGGTTTCCAAGAGACCGGTCCCGTACCAGATGTGAAACGGGTTCGTCCCTCGGATCGTGTAGAAGTTCTTCTGTAGCTCTTGGATGAGTAGAGCCTCATCGCGAACTTGAACGGGGTCGCCGTGTAGGCCGTAACGGAAGTCGTTTTCGACCCCCGTTCCACCACACCTACGGCACTCTTGCCGAGTGGTCGTGTAGTTGATCTCGACGAAATCCGAGCCGCTGCGAAGGGGCTGATCAAAGATGATGAGCCGAAGGGGGCGATCCGGGAGCGTGTTGGGGGCGCTCACGAGCGTCCAACCGGGAGCTACTTGCTGCCCTCGAAACTCGCGGTTCACCGCAATCCCAAGGGTGGCCGCCAACGTGCTTGTGGGCAAAATGAAGACGCTGGCCCCCCGACCCTTGGATGTCGTTCGGAAGGCGATGCGATTCCCGAGCAGCTCGAAAGAGAGCCCTTGGAAGGACCTGTCGAGGAGGTCCACAAGCCGGTCCACGGGGAGCTTGTTAGCCGTTGGGATGACGGCCGTTTGCGGGGCCCCCTGATTGACCGAAACGACAAAGGTGTCGTTCACACCCTGCATGATGTTGAACGGACCCTCTTTGGTGCCCGCGCTAGTCCCCGGTGAGGCCACACCCACTGAAGGGACCTCGAAGGCGCCATCCAACCGCACGCGAACGGAGTTCGAGGAGGCGATGGGACGAAGTGGGCGGACCGTCAAGTAATCGGTCTCCACGAAGAGGGCCTCTTCGGCCACCAAGTGGTGGCAGACCTGATCGATTTGGCGATCGTAACTCACGTCCCCGTCCCTTCCGGTACGGCGGGCCCATCGAGTGTGCGCTCGAAGTCCGTGACCTCAGACCGGTCTGGACCGGGCATGTAAGCGGCGAACGGAGCGTACGCGAGTTTTCCGTGCGGGTCAGGCTTGCTGCTGTCGTTCGATGCCGCGAGGTATTGACGATCCGAGATCAATGCGTTGATCCCGTTGAGGATGAACTCCAGCGCTCCGTTGATCGTGGCGTCCGCTTTGATCCGGTTGAGCGTGTTGATCTCAACTTGGAGCTGGTCCCCGTAGTCGACCGCCCGACGGATCTTCCGTTCTAGGGCTTCGCGGCGGTAGGTCAGAATGTCTTGTACCCAGGCGCTCGCCTGCCCCATCGAGTTCGCAGTCTGAGCATCCGAGAGGCCGGGAGTCCCGAGAACGTCACCGTTGCTCATCTGCTGGGGCGTTTTGGTCTCATCCCCCGTAGCCCGGAAAATCGCCTGCCCCGTGCTTCGGACTTGGAGGTCGAACTCAGCATCGCCGCCGAGGCCCTCGTAGACACCGAAAAGCTTGCCAACGTACGTTGAGGTCGGAGGGTCCGCAGACATTGCTGTAGGCACCCCTCCTGCGTCGAACGCGAACGCGAGGTTGCCTATCCGAGCCTGCTCCGCCTTCAAGTGAGCGATACGAGCGTCGATCGTGGACGTTTGAGCCCGAACGAAGGTTGAAAACCTGTCGAACTGGCTCTTCGTGAACGTGCCTTTGAAATCGAAGCTCATACTGCCCGATCCTGTGGGGTTACAAGAGGAAAACAGCCCTCCTAGAAGATGAGCTTGAACGCCGCGACGAAGGCCCCGACGTCCACCGCCACATAGGCCAGGGAAATCCCGGCGGTATACCCACCCGGTCCGCTTGGCGGCTTGTCCCCACCTGCGTTTTCAACGAGGCTTGCCCATGTACCGGCGTCGCCACCCGTTTCCGGGACGGCCAGAACGAAAAATCCGGCCGAAAGAGCGTCGATGAAGTCGAGGATCGACAGGAGGTACGCGATGAACTGCTCCAAGACATTGATCTTGCGGATGATGAGGTCGATGAAGTTCTTGATCTCGTCGAGCATCCCCTTGAAGGCGTCGAGGAGCGCTTGGATCTTCGCGATCAGCTCGTAGAGCATCTGCCCCGACCAAGGGATGATGTCGCGAAGGATGCTGATCTGGATCCAGTCCGGCGGGACACCCCCAAGGGTGAACCCCTTGATGAAGTTGATGACCGACAAGATGTCTACTCGGGCGTTGGCGTCCGTAAAGGCGTTTGAGTAGAGGATGGCGGTGTCCTGGCTGACCGTGCCATCAGCCTGGATGTCCGTCAGAGCGAACACCATGGCTGAGATCGATGTAGACGGGAGTTTCGCGGTCGTGGGTGCCTTGGGCGGTGGTCCTTGCATGAGCTGCCGGAAGGCATCCGCCGACCCGCTCTCCAACATAGCCCCCGAAACGATGTTCGCGAGCCGAGTCGAGTTGGCTCGAACGCTGGTCCTCTGCCATGGCAGATCGTCGGGCGCCCCCGTCGCGGGGTTGGCAGCGAGCGATTTGGAGATGGCTGTACCCACCGCAGGAATCGCTTGGAAAGAGGCGAGAGGACCGGCAAACTTCGTGAGCGAACCTGTCCCCACCTGGGACGCCGGGGTCGCGTCATTCAGCGGCAATCCGGACGCGTCGAATTGCGAGCCCTGGGCGGGCGGGAGATGGAAGTTGAACGAGAAGGCCGTTTGGAAGACACGCTTCAGGTTCTCGATCACGTCAAAATTGGGGACGTTGGGCATCCGCACACGAACGAACGGGGTGGCCTTCCCCATGGTGGGCGTGTCCCCAGGCCACTCGACATAGGCGGCCTTCTCCACGACGTTCTTCACGACCTTGAATGGGACGCTGGTACCACTCAATGTGAGATTGCCGCTGTAGGCTCGCACGCGGTACCAGTAGGTCTTGTCGGGCACAACGTCGTGGTCGATGTAACGGAACGTCCCGAGCTGACCCAAGAGGAAGGTCGCGGTGTTGTTGCTCGTGTCGATCACGATGTACTTCTGGGCTTTGATGAAAGGGTCCCCATCCGTATCGTTCAGCCGGACCTTGCGCTGGATGATCTTACCCGGCTGCCCCCGGACCTCGAAGTTGGTGTCGACAAGCGTAGTTACCCGCCCGGTAGCGCTAGCATTCCCCAATTGAGTGTCGGGGATCTCACCGTTGGGACTGACCTCACTCTTCTCTATGAGAAACCGAGGGGGGACGAACTCGGTCGCGACGGATCCTAAGAGATCCGCGAAGCCTGGGTCTCCAGCTCGCGTGCCTTGAGGGAGCGTCCACTCCACAACGAGGGACTTCGGCTTTTCCTGGAAGACTTTCACGATCGAGAGAAGCGGGTCCCCTTTCGATCCGACAGGCAGCACCTTGAAGTTGGCCGGGGGTGCGTACTTCGGGTTCAGGAACTCCTTGCCGAAGAACCTGAGCAGGATTCGAATGAGGCGAATGAGCCCGATCGCGGCCTCGGCGTCAGCAACGATGAGAACGAACCCGCTCTGGGTGGCCCCTGCGATGGGTTGCGGACGGTTCGGATCCTTGGTGTCGAAAAGGGACCCTCGGAAGCGAGTCGTGAACGCGGCGAAGCCACCACTATGGTTGACGAAGTTGGGATCGAGGGATGGGTTTGGGATGTCGAACAGAGCATAGATACCCGTTCGCTTGAGGGCCTCGAAGAGCGTAAGGATCAACTTGATCAGGGCTTCGACGAGAGCCTTGATAGGGTTTCCGAAGTCGATAAGGAACGCCTTGATCGTCTCCAGGATGGCCTTCAGGATCTCCAAAAAGATAAGCAAGGTCTCAAGGACAGACCGGACGCCTTCCAAGAGATCCTGACCAGGGATCTGGATCTTGAATGCTTGCCAATTGGGAGTCGCGGCCATGTTACCCCTTCAAGAGCCGTACTGGAGTTTTTCGAGCTTACGGCGGAGGAGTTTGATCTCCGCTTCGGTTGCCGAGACCGTCAACCGAACGACCTCACGCATCTGAGTGTTGATGCCGAACTCCGTCTTGTACTCCCACTTGGGGGCTTCGGGAGCGGGTGTCTCTTCCTTGGGCTTGGTTTCGTCCGACATGATTACGACCCCTGTACGGTGAGGAGTTTGATGAGCTGGTTCAAGATATCTGCTTGCGCCTTGATTCGATCAGCCACGGCACGCTGCTCTTTCACGAGGTAGCCTGTCTCCTGGTTGATCCGGGCATCAATCCACGAATACCGCTTGTCATAAAGGCGATCCGAGCCGGTGAGTGCCTTCTGAATCTTGGCGATCGGACCCGTCCCTGGGTTGGTGAGGTAAGCCAACCGCGTCTGAGCCTGCGTGGTTCGGGTATCGAGGTCCACGGTAAGAATGCCGCGAGCAAAGGACGCCGGGTCCGGTAGGGTTACCAAGAGCACGGGAACGGGTGTGTTGACGAGAGCCTGGAAGGCAAGCGTCTGCGTCGTGAACGTTTCGTTCGCCGCGAGGATGCTGAAGATGTCCTGGAAGGTCATGAGACCCGCCCCGAAGTAGCTCACGATCTGGTAGGTGATTCCGGCTCCGGCTACTGGGAATGGCGTCTGAACGGTGATCTGCGTTGGGGAGTCCACGCTCGCGATGGAGTAAATCCCTGCGTTCGTTCCCGTCTGGATGTAGACGAGATGAGAAGTGTTCACCCCAGAGGTGATGTAGTTCGCGGTGATGTCCGTGAGCTGAGTGAGGACCGTAACCGACCCATTCACACTCGACACGATGGTCGTGAAGATCGTGGCAAGGAAGGCGAGGAGGGCCGCCTGCTCAGAATTGGGGTTCGTGTTGATGGTTGCCAGCTCGGTCGCCACCGCTGAGGAGATCGCGGCAAGGATGGTCAGCGGACCACCGTATGTGTCGAGGGGATTGTCGATCCTGTACGTGCCACCGATGACGGGACTCGAAAAAGCGGAGTCTAGCGTGAGTTGGGTATTCGAGACCACCGTAACGATTTGCCGGCGTTCCGCGATGTTAGGCCCGCTTGTCATCACAACAGTCCAGCCAATCTGCGCAGTCGTCGTGAAGAGGGCGAGGGCATCCGTGAGGGTTGTGCCCGCCAAAGTAGCGGTACCCGTCACAGTCGTTGAGCTGACAGCGATCGTGTAGCTGAACCCGGCATCCTGAACCACGAAAGGTGAGTCGACCGTGATCGTGTTGACGCCAACTACTGTGATGCGTCGGAACTCCGTGGCCCCATTGAGCCCTGTCAGGATACGTACAAGGTCGTGGACTTGAGGGAGTGGAGCGGGGAAAGAGGGGTTTGCATCGGTGATAATGGTCGTGGTGACGTCGAGAGACCCCGTCCCCAAGTAGGGGGCCGTTGTTGCGAGACGGATCGTACCCGTCACGGGCTGCTCCGCTGTGATCTCCACATTGAGGGGGCCGCCGCCTGCCGCCGTCAACTCCCCGTCAAACGTCGGGCCGACAATGGGGAGCGCTTGATCCCTATCATCATTCGTCGTCCCCCCGTAGAGAGCGGGGAACTTGTCGGGTGCGGTAGCGCTGATGTTCAACCCTGCCCCAAAGACTTGGAGGATGTCCCCGTTTTGGACTGGGAAGGTATCGAAGAAGGGGCCGAAGGGCCGTACCAACGGGGGAAGAATTGAGAGGATCCCGTTGTATGGGAAGCTTCTTTCTGAGAAGAGAAACTCACCCGTCGAGAGGTTGAAGTCCAAGTCGTGGCCGAAGCGGTACTGCATCATGTACGCGCCATTCGTGCCGGCGGCAGGAGGGTAGTCACCCTTCTCCAACGAGGTGTTCGCGTCGCTCGGGGAAAGGTAGATCGTCGACCCGGCCGGAAGGAAACCGGGATCAGGACCCGGTGTCGGGGAGTGCGCCCCCACGCTGATTGTCACTGTCGTCGCGGTGAAGCTGGAGACGGTGGCTGTATCCGAGTCGAGGACGAAGAAGCGTCCCTGGGGATCCTCGATGACGACACGCATCTGGTTGACGAACGAGGGACGCTGGAGGGCGTCGTTCGTGCCGTTGGCGTTGTCGACGGTGAAGGTGGTCGTACCGTAGGGGTAGTCGAACTGGATCTGAGCCCTGGGCGTCCGCTTGAAGGCGACAGTGGGGAGAGACGAGAGGTTGTTGAATGTCGCCTTCGCGATGGCATCCCCATCCCCCGTACTACCCGAGACCATAGCCGGAGAGGTCGCGAAGAGGTCGCGAAGGTTCTTGAAGAACCGGCTGTACGGGCCTTGGAGGTAGATGGCTTGGGTCGTGCCCGAAGGGAGCGGGAAGGGGGAGACGACCAGCTTGTCGTCGATCTGATTGGTCACCGCCGCCGGGTTCGGACGAACAGGGTTGGTGATGTTGCCGTCGAACAGGAACCGGCCGTTGTTACCACCCACGACACGCCCATCGAGCGCATGGAGGGCGTCTTCGAGGTAGTTGACCGCATCGTTGAAGAACTTGAGGCTTCCGCGAGCAACGAGATCCTGGTTGGCGAGATGACCCTCAGGGAAGAAGACGGATTCCCGACCCTGTTGGAAGAGCTGAGGCGAAGACGAGTTCGACGTCTGCGGGCCGCTTGACGGAGAGCCCGCTTGAGCTGCCGCCTGGATCTCTTGGGCCACCTCCCCCTTGAAGTTGGTGAGAGTCTCAACCCGGTAGTAGAAGTTGTCCGGCGAGAAGACGTAGTAGTTGGCTTGGAGGATTTGGCCTTCCAAGCCATTCGCTGCCGTGGGGGCAATCGAGAATGTGTACGAAGCCCTGACACGAGGGCCTGCACCCACGATTCGATGACCCGTGTAGAAGATCGACACCTCTTCTTTGGGCCGCAAGGCTGGGGTGTACTTGACGGCACCCGCGTCGTCGATCTGGTAGTCCGTAGGGGCCAAGAGCAGGATACCCGCCTCACCCTCTGCCCGTCGGAACAGCGAATAGGGTTGGGTGAGAACAGGCGCCTTGCTCGTCAAGGCCGTCGTCGTCCCTTCCTCGAAGATAGGACGAACCGTGTACTGGAGGATTTGGGGCCCGTGCATGTATTGGCGAAGTGCGTTCGCCGCAAGGGTCACCTCAGTCTTACCCGTGTCCGCATGGAATTGGGCCCCCGTCACCTGAATGAAGTCAGAGAACGAGGAGGTACCATCCGTGAAGTAGACCGTCACCCCAGAGCGGTACGAAGACGTCCGGTCTCCGAAGACGAAAATCTTGTTCATCCCCCTCGCAACGGGGTCGTAAGCCTGTAACTCGGGAGTGAAATAGGCCGGGAAGAAGAGAAAGCTCGTGAGCCGCGTCGGTCCTGACGAGACGAAAATCTTGGGATCCGAGTACGAATTCTGGAACGTCTGCGCCCCAAAGAGCGTGACGGTCGTTAGATCGGCTCCCACATCGTACGAAGATGCACCGATGAGATAGACCTCCTCCTGCTCGATCCGCATGAGAAAGCCAGCCGGGAAGTTGGTGGTCTGGTCCCCATGAACGACGAAGAAGTTGTCGCCCTCGGTGATGTTGACGAGAGCTGTCAGCATCGGGGGTTGAAGAATCGTTGTCGTCTTCTCTCCGCCAAGAGCTTCGAAGACGAAGTAGTCCACGAGAACGCGCTCGCTCGGCCCGATGATCGCCCCGTGCGGGATAACGTCGGTGACCTGAGCGTCAGGAAGGAACGTTACCGTGAAAGCAGCGAGATCCACGTTGCATTGGACCCCGGTTTGCTGCGGTCGTCCTCCTCTGAACACAGCCGGAGGCGGGTTGTCCGCGACCGTACGCCCCGTTGGGTTGAAGCTAACTGTATTTGTGGGTGTCGGGTGTGGTTGGCTCTGCTCTTTACGGACGAGGAACGTTGCCCTCTCTTGTACGAGGGGTCCGGCTGGCGTTGGGGGTGTCGTCACCGGAGGGGCCGGTGTGTAAGTGACGAGAACCTCCTCGAACGAGAGCATCCGGTCCGTGAACTGAATGAGGCCGAGCTGTGGGGAGAGCTTGTAGTCGATTCGAGGCGTGAGCTTGCGGATCCAGTAGATTTGGAGCGCAGGAACGATGTCTGCGTTGCTGAAGTTGAGGTTGCCGGTGACTTGGCTTACCTCGACAATGCCGGACAGAAGGGTGACGGGGTTGGTGAACGAGCTGTCGTTCGGGACCGGGTTCACCGACGTAGATAGCGTATTCAACCCAAAGCGAAACCGGGAAGTCCCAATCGAGGAGATCGGGATGCGGAGGCGGCGAGTGATCGAGTACGTCGCTGCCGTGAGGAACGCGAACGGGAGGTTCGAGGCGACCGTCAGCTTGTTCTGCTCAACGAACGTGACCGTTCGAGTCGTACCCGTGTCGGGACCCGAGTTGAGGAGGATCGTGTCGCCAACCTGGACGCCTGACGTGATGAAGTTGGTCAGCGGATCTGAGAGTGTGAGGAAGTCCGGGAAAGTCGCGTTCTGGGTAGCGACGATGACCGTAGCGTTCTGGATGACGCCGATCCCACGGATGCGTTCGAGCATCGTACTCGGGTCGATGAGCACCACCTCTTGGAAGAAGCGATCCGCTAGGATCTCTTTGCCTCTCTCGATGGTGTACGCGGCGTTAGTGACCGATACCGGCGCTGGAGGGCCCGTCAGGCTCGGGGTCTGCGCCACAACGTCCGTTGTGAGCTGCGTCGGGGAAACGACCGCTGCGACCGTGTAGACGCCCTTGGCAGCCGAGCTGGAGATGACGATGAAGTCTCCAGGCTGAACCCCGGCAGCCACAAAGCCCCCTGCCGCGTCCGTGAAGGTCAGGCCAGAGAACGAGGCGGTGGCCCCGGTGGCGATGGTGAGGCCTTGGGTTGTCGTGAAGGTGGCGAGCCCAGGGGTGGGATCAAGGAGAACGTCTGTCCCGATAGTGAGAGGGTTGTAGATCCCCGTGCCGGTCCCCGTCTCCAGCTCTAGGACGACATTTCCAGGGAGGACGAGGGGGTCAGGGAGTGCCACCGTCCCCGATGACTGGAGGAGGGGGATGAGAGTTTGGTTCTTCCGCTGAGCGTAGTGGAACGTTCGAGCGTCGAAGTCGATGAAGTAGCCCAGGCCCGGTGGGGGTCCAGGCACATCGAGGCGATTGAGCGTGCCCGTGAAACTGCCCGTCCCTTGGACGACGCTCACTGTAAGCGGGTAGGCCAGGGCATCGATGGGAACCGAGGGTAGGAAGACCTGAGGTGAACCGATGATAGGGCTCGCCCACACGGCGTTCTGGACTGCGTAGATCGTCGTGACGTCTTTGGTCGTGCTGCTGGCGTCGAGGTTGACCGGCGTTCGGAAGAGCCTGATAGAGACGCCGTGATCGATCACGAGATCGCCAAAGACCACCTCGACAGGTGAGCCTGTGTAGATGGCCCGATCCGAAACGGAGAACTGAACCGCCCCCGTACCAGGGTTCACCTGGACCTCGTTCGCCTTACCGACCGCATCGAAGGTTGTGGTCCGCACAACCTGGGCGAACTGCACGTAGGGAACGTGCGATGGAAGGTCGAAGATGATGTCCCCACCATCGGGAGGGAGTCCCACGATGGGCGTAGGAGCGTCGATCAGCCCGATGCTCTGCCGAGGTAGTTGAAGAGCAATCGCGAAGAGGGTGCCGTCGTAGTAGATCGGGAACCCGAGGTGGGCCGCAATGTCTGCGGAGTGGAACTTGAGCCGGCCCGTGTTGAGGGCCCACTCGACCGTCCCGGCTGCCGGGTCAGGGGAGAACCCCGCCTCGTTCGGCCTCTCAATGGGTGTGAGGTAGAGGCTGAATCCGATGCGGATGAGAGGGAATTGACCTGTCCCCGGAATGGGGTTGAGGAGAAGGACCGGGGCGTTGATGAGCCCGATGTCCCCGGTGGATTTGTCGTAGTCGAAGTACGCTTGCTGCTGGTACCGGAGCACCTGGCCGTCGTACGCCACCAGGTCTGAGGGGTTCCAGTTGAGGTTCCCTGTCGCTAGCGACAACTCCGTCGTGCCCGCCGGAGGTGCTCCGAAAGCCCCATCGTTGAGCACAAGAACAACGGTCTGGGTGTTACCGCTCCCAACGGTCCCGATAGAAAGCCGGAAGGGGGCGTCTGCAAGGGCTTGCAGAGGAGCTGGGACAGCCTTCAGACGTTGGGTGTTCGAGTTGGGGCCGATAGGGCCCGCTGTGACGATGGTGCCGCCTGGAAGGGGCTTGAAGCGGCCGTCCCGGCTGGCGTAGTCGAAGCGACGGACCACCTCGTTCTTCGTCCAGCCAAACGAGGCGTTCCGAAGAAGACCCCCCACGCCCTCGTTGGTGACGAGGGTGAGGTAATCAGCACGAGGATTGGCTTCGGTGTTGGGGTACGCGATCCCGAACGCGACGGGGTCGGAGATGAAATTGGCCGGAGAACTCGTGAAAGGCGAGTTTGACTGCCCCACACGCGGGGGCTCCAACACGTAGCCGCGAATGCTGAATCCCATCCGATCAATCCAATCTCATATGACGAACCCGAAACCGACCCCAGCTCCGCCGGCCGGAGAAGCGGACCCGACAATAGGTATAGGCATAACGAAACTCTGAAAAACGATGTCGAGCCCGATGCCGATCGCTGAAGCAAGCTTAATCGAGCCGTCGTTAACCATCTGTACAGTGGCGAATCCTGCGATCATCGCAGGAACAGCCGAGCTACCTACGACACGCATGAGCCCGGTCCCAAGCCCGATGCCCGGATGAACGACTTGCACGATAGCGAGAGCAGCGAGTCCGGCGGCAATCCCGTTGGCTACACCAAGCGCATTCAGCGGTGCCATTGGCCCGAGAATGCCCATCGAGGCGTAACCCACGAGGATCGACGAGTACAGCAGTGGAGGCGGCACGATGAGGGGTGCGGTCGTGTTCCCAGCCCCAAGGGAACCTGTATCGATCGAGGTGACCTTCGCGAACGTGCCGAAAAAGGTGCACACACCCGTCGCGATACCGAGCGCGAGTTTGGGCATCCCGGTCCCAATTTGAAGCGTCGAGATGAGGTTGACCGCGATAAGCGGCGTAAGAGCTGAAGGATTGAGGGGCATCAGGCGTGCGAAGTTAAAGTAGACTTCGGAAGGTGGCAGAGCCCATAAGGGGGAGGGCAGTGATCCAACACAAGCTTGGCGTACCAGGAGGCATTATCGGGGCTCCCCGAGCTACACCAAGGACGGCAGCAGGCCCGCCAACAAGCACCTGAAGAGAGGTCAGGATGACCGCTACGGGAGACGTCAGGTTGATCGCAAGACCTGCCGTGATTGCAACAGCAAGGCCCCCCGTGATGGCGACTGCGCCGGCCCCGGCAGTGATAGCCACGGCTCCGGCCCCAGCCGTCATCGTGATGCCACCGGCTCCAACCGTGACCGCGTAACCTCCAGCCGCAACTGCTGTAGACATCGCCCCGGCTGCCACGACGATCGAACGTGCCCCCGCGAGGAGATTCTCGATCAGGCCTCCCGCAAGAATCGTCGAGACTTTTCCGCCCAACACGATGGTCTCCAGGACGGCCAAGGCGTACTGGTACTGGCTCTTGCCCGAGCACATGAAGTCCATCTGCCCAACGTTTTGAGAGGCGCCCGAGTGAGCGTTCAAGTTCCAGCGATCACTCATAATGGCGTACGATCCGTTGACCGTTGTGGCCTTACCGCCGCCGACGTTCTGAACGATGTCACCCGAGGTCGCGACGTACTTGTTGCCCTGGTGGTCCTCGGTCCACGCGAAGCCATCACTCTCCGTGTCCTGAGGACCGACGGTAGAGAAGTTCATCGATGAGTGGCTTCGGAATTCCAAGCCCTTACCCGCAGCACCGCCACGGAAGTCAAAGACCGCGCCACCTTCAAGCGTGAGGTGAAGCGCGATGCCATCCGGGGTAGCGGCCCCACAGCGCATTTTCAGGGCGCCATCCATGTTCACTTCAGCGGAGACGTTCTTGGTCCCTGAGGGGTAACGCTCGACCCTCGACCCAGGGATGTTGACGAAGAGCTTCCCCTGTTTCGAGACCGCCACCGCGAAAACGCTGTTGTCCGTAGCGCCACCGACTTGAGGTGGGGGGTTCATACGAAATAGGTAGGCACCCGCCGTCGTGGTCGATTCGAGATCGTCCGTCGGAGCACGTGGACATTCTTCGAGAGCGAAGATGCCGGGACGGGTCGATTCAAAGTCATCGAAGACCTTGGGACGTAGGACCTTGCCGTATTGCCTCAGCCCCGTCTCGTTCGACGTGTCGTTACCGACGACCGTGCCCATGACGTGCTCGATGTAGAGCGGCTTGCGGTCCATCAGCAGCCCGTCGATTTCTTCGCGGACCTCCTGAACGCAATCGGTCGAGTGGAGCATCTCCATGCGCCACTCGGTAAAGGGCTCGGAGCCACCCCCCGTGTCCGGGTCCTCGAAATTCACAGCGGGTGTTGTGACTGGGTACGAAACCCGCCTCCCGTTCGAGTACGTGACAGGCGGGAAGGACGTTGTGTCGTTGAAAACGTTGAGGACTTGAGCCGACGCGTTCGTGAAGCGTTTGAGGATCGTTCGCCCGAAGTAGCGTTCGGGGGCCGCCGCATCCTTGAGGGTCACGCCATCCTTGCGGAAGATGTCGGAGGGAAGGAAGAGCCCGCCTCGGCGAACAGGACCAGAGAGGCGAAGGACACCCGCCTCGTTCTCAACCCGGTGGATCGACTGCGCGACGATCGCCCGCTCAGCGTCTCGAAGCTCGAAGAGGTCGCCCGCACGATTAACCATGCGGATGTCCTTGGAGAGCACTAGCTCCGACCCCTCCGAGGACATCCCACCGACGTTGCCAGGACGGATCTTCAGTCGCTTGTAACGGATCGTCCCGCCGAAGATCGCCTCGAAGAGTTCCTTGTCCTCAGCGTCGACGTTGGTGGGGTCGTCCGGGGTGAGAGGATCAAACTTGAGCGCAATGCGGTTGCCGACAGGGAGGTAACCGAGGATCACCGCCTCGTGGAGATTCTTGTGCCTTCGACGGTACCCGATGATGACCACCGAGTTGACTTCAGGTATGCCCCCCCAAAAGCTACGGGGGCCCGTCATCGCCTGGGTGAGATCGATCTCGTGGCGGTCACCACCACCGCCGGTGATGATCTTCACGTCCGCCTTCATCATCAGCTCATCGACGCGTGTGATGAGCCCTATCTTCAGGCCATAAGGATCCCCCCCGGCAACGAACTCTTTGCCGATATGATGCCCGGAGGCGTACTTGGGGATGCCGCTGTTCATTGCGCCTCGGTTACTTAATAGTGTTCAGCTTCGCCTGATCGTTGGCGATCTCCTGCTGCAACCGTCGGATGTCAGCGTCGAGTGCGTTGATCCGACTCTGCGGACTCGGGATGACTGCCGAGTGGGCATCAACCGATGCTTGCAACTCAGCTCGCTGTTTCTGGAGACGGGTCAAGTCTCTCTTGTCGTTCGCGATCTCTTGGTTAAGCCCCGCCTTCTCCGCGTTCCCCTTCAGCTTACTCCCGAAGTCACTCCAGGCCTTGGAGAGATCGTCGGTTGCCGTGCTCGCCTGAAGGGCGATGGCATTCGGGTCTCCGACGGCAAAGCGAGCGGGAGCCGAAAACGGAGGCGCAAACTCCGATGGTGCAGGCGGTTCGAACTCAACATCGGGGTTGGTGCCGTTGGGCCCAGCCCCGCCGGGTCGAAGGTCACCACGGATAGCGTGCTCGTACGTTTGATGAGGGCCATCGAGCTTCATGTAGAGATCGGTGAGGAATGTCTCGACCCGATCTTGAAGCTCAGGCCTTTTCACGGCGGGGCCCCCCGTCCCACTGGTGGTGGACTCTCTCGTCAACGCACTCCGCTTCGCTTTGGCCTCAGTGTTATCCTTTTGGGCCAAGTCAATTCGACGTTGAAGGTCCTTGACCTCGTTGTCCGCCCTCATTTTGTCAGCGTTGGTGGACTTGGGGTCCGTGAATACCTTAGAAGCTTGTAGGATCGCTTCCGAACGCTGATCGCCCAGTATTTCAATAGCGGCTTGAGTACCAGAGATCGTCCCGTCCAGTGATTGGGACGCGCCTGCGGTAATAGGTCCGAGTTCTTGGGGTTTCCCTTCTGAATTGACGAAGTTTTGGCCGTAAAGGCCAGTGGTGTCGGAGGACGACGTGTTGAGGATCTTCACCTGGTAGCCCACGTTGATGAAGGCCAAGTCCGCCCGACCGATCACGCAGGGGCAGTCATCACCGCCTTGCTTCTGACTGTACGCCTCTTTGATCGTAAGCTCCGCGAGCGTGAGCGCACGAGAGAGCTGCCCCGCCTCTACGCTCGCAGCGGTGCCCTTCTGAGCAGGCGACCCCAGAGGTGCCGTATCGACGAAGGTGTCACCGACGTCGGTAAACTTGACCGCCTTAGTCTCCGGGTTCGTGATGATACCTGCCGTCTGTTGATCCTCAGGAGAAAGCGTTGCCAACGACGTCGCGGGGTTCGGATACGCTGATTGAATTGTAGTAAGCCCTTGCGATTGGGCCGCGAGTGTCTCAAAAAGGCCGCCGGACAGAGCGAGTTGCAGGTCGATGTTGGTCTTGTCGTTGACGTTCCCCGTGAGGACGAGGCGCCCGTCTCTGAGAGAGACCCGGCGCCCATAGCGGAAGTGACCGATGACCTCGAAGCCTCGCTCATCCGACACCGGACGGATCATGCTGGTCTTACCCCGGAGGGTGATGTTCTTGGCCGTGTCCGGTGGATCGATCGTCACGTTCGCCGTGGGAAGGGTGAGGATCTCCCCGATGACGCCCGCACCATCCATCGAGTTGTCATGCGCGTAGATGTACACACCAGCCGAGTTCAACCCGTACTGGTACCGATTCGTCAAATGCTTCTCTTTGAGCCTGTCGGTTGCCGTCGTCGTGAACCTGGTTAGCTCTGCCTCACCTTGTGCGGCAACAGCTTTGGCCCTACCGGCCGATGCCTTAGAGGCTTGGGGGTTTGGTTTGGTTTTCTCTCCGGCAGCTTCTTTGATACCTTCATTCGCAGGGGCGAATGGCCGCGTGTAGGCCATGACAACGTTGGGGTATCCGACGATGCGTCCTGTTTTGGGGTGCCGGAGGACGAGAGGATCGTAGGGGTTGTCTCCACCCGTAGAGGCACCATCAATTGCAGCCTGAGTCGGAGGGAGCGTGGCCGCGCCTCCAACTTTCAGCTTGAATTGAGCCCCCTTGGAGAGTTGCTTTGAGGTATACGGGAACGATAGTTTGACGTTTTTGCTGATCTGGGCGGGAGATGGAGTAGTCCCCTTAAATCCGGTCAGATTGATCGTCCCGATGCCTTTGGGTGCAATGAACTTCGACCGCTTTGCCGTGAGCGTGAGCGTCGTGGACGCCCGACCGCCAAAGGCGATGTTGTGCGAGATCCCCGAGACGTACCACATCTGATCTTTGGGGGCGAGGTAGATAGGGAACCCGAGACGCAGCTCAGGACGGAGAGGGATGGTCACGTTCCCCCGGTGCCGACGCGCGTTCAAGCGATCCATGACATCCATCCCATGGTAAAACATGAGCTGGGGGTCACCGAGGAACTCGGAGTTGTAATTCTGGGAACGCCAGCCGTACTTCCGGAGCAAGTGGTAGTCGGTGACCGAGGTGAACGGAGTCAAGCTTTCATCGAGGCCGTAATCCGTGGCCCCGTACATGGATCCCTGCATCACGACTTGCGTGACGACCTCGGACTCCGATTCGGAGAGTCCCCATTCGATAATGTCGATGTCCTGGATCCAACTCACCGGCTTGTTGGCGAGGATGTCCAGGTTGTAGAACGGCGGCTTGAAGACGATCGTACCATCGACGTCCATGTAGAACTCGAAGCCGGCAGCTTCTTTCGCCGCATGCGCAAGCTCCAACTTCGTCTGGTATTCCGTCTGCCAAAGGTTGATCTGTCCCGCTTGTTGGAACTGCGTACGGAACGCCACCACTCCGGGGTCGGTAGGGTCGAAGACCATCTGGCCGCCATCGGCACCACCATTGGCGTTACGCACGGCGGCCGAAGCGAAATGGCTCGGCTTCTCGGCGGTCCCGGTGTTCCCAACACGACTGTATTCCTGGTTGAGCGAATCACCACGAACCGCAACCCCGTTCGTTCCGTAGAGGAGGAGATTCGACCGGACGCGCGAGAAGCGCTGCTCCCAGTACAGCATGAGATCGGACAGGGCGGCGTCGAACGTGGGCCGTTGACTTTGCTCTTTGACGAGCGAAACAAGCGAGCCGGTGCCGACCAGGACGTCCCCGTACGATTGGAGCGCGAGGCTCCAGATCACGTCGTAGGGGTTCATTCCGAAGTAGACGTTGCCGAAGATGCTCGACCCTTGCTGCCCCTTGGGCGCCGTATAGGCAGGGTTGATGTTCATCTTGCACAGTTCCCACCACTTCAGGATGTCTGCGCAGTGGATACTGACCGTATGCTCGCCGCTGGAGTAGTCGTCGGAGACCTCCGTAACGACGCCCCAAAAGATCGGGTAGTACTGGGGGAGCCCTTCGACGAGGTAGTACCCCTTGGCGAAGATTTCGACCTCCATCATGGGAGTGATGACGGGGTTGCCGTCAAAGTAGAAGTCGTCGATCGTGTGCCTCGGCACCGAGAGACTCAATGAGGCACTGCCCGGAACGCTGTCGATGCTCAGATCGACCTGGACCGACGTGATGTATTTGTTGAAGTCGAAGAAGCGGTTGCACTGCGGGCAACCGATGACCTCCGCCTCGCCGTTGATGTAGACCAACGCATCCGGGGCCGTCACGACCGTCGGACGAGCGTTCGGCTGGAAAGTCCCTGAGAACGGGCTTCTGGCCATTATGCGCCCCCTCGGGAGCCCGTAGAACTACCACGTTGAGCAGCAATATCGGCAGCAATACCTGGAGGCAGAGCAACGTTCGGAGATGGCTGCGGGTTGTTGGTCGGAGTCGAAGACAAGGGGGATGTCGGACTTCCCGTCGTCGGAGGCCGGAACTGGCCCTGGAAGAACTGCGATGCCCCGTACGGGGTACCTTGCGATGCCTCCAACGGGGAAACAGACGTGCGATCGAGGAGGAACGAAGCCCGAACCGTGAAGGAGAAGTCGTACGTCAAAGAGAAGGGGACGCCCTCTTCTTCGTTGAGGTTGAAGCTGTCGAACGAGCCGATGTAAAGGATGTCATCGTAATAGATGTAGACAGACCCCAAGAGGTAAAGACTCTTCGGCTTGGTGCTAACGGCTTCCGTGAGGTCGGAGAGCCAGATCCCTCCGTTGTTCTTGTAGATCAACCAAAGCGACAAGAGGTTCTGATAGCTCGCGGAGAACTGCCGAGCTGTTCGCCCGAGACCGGGACCGTTTCCCGCATCGCCCTCTTGATTCGGGCCGCCGACCGCATCGAGCGAGTAGAAGGCTGCGACCTTCCCTGAGGCTTCGAGCTTGTCTTGCTGTTCACCCCAATGCTCAACGATGGGTCCGTTACGGCCCCAATTTCCATCGTTGAGGATCTTCTCCAACCCGTTCTTGAACGACGTCGGGTTGACGAGCAGTCGGAGCGGAGGCGTGTTCTTGATATCGTCGATCCGCCTTTGCAGCTCTTTGATCGTCGCGAGCTGAGCACCCAAGAACTGCTTCCCGAGACCGGTCAGGTTGAGGTTCTTGCCCGACGTCTGAGCAAGGTTCTTGGCCGCCTCGCCAGCGTTATTGGACCCATTCCCCTGCCACGCATTCGCCGCTTGTGCGTCCCCCGCTATTTTAGGGACGGCCTTCGCGGACATACCCAATCCTGAACGTGCTGCATTGATAGCGGCCAGACGGCCGGGGGCCAAGGGTCGCATGCTCGACGCTAGGTCGTCTGGCGTGATGTAGCCTTTTTTTCCTTTATCGAGACCGATGTTGGCCTTGTACGCCGCCGCTTGCTTCGGGATGCTGCCATCATACATCGAACCGTTGGGGTTGTTGTACGACCCGAAATTCGAGCAGTAAATTTGGGCAGCGGTTTTACCCCGCACCCCAACACCCTGCATGTACTTCTCCACCCACTTCAACTGCTGCACATCTGATTGCTGTTCGTAAGTGGCCCATTCTTCAGGGGACATCCCCAAACCCTGCTTGAAGGTGCCGTCTTTTTGTTTCACCCCTACGGCTGTCGCGAAGGTGAGTTGGTTCAGCCCTTTAGCGACGGGCTGACAAGAATCTCCTTGGGGGTTGTACGGAGGGAGACCTCTCGCACATTGCTTACCATCCTTGTCACGCCATGCGATAGCATCTGGGTGAAACCCGCTTTCAGATTGGATCACCTGTGCGAGAGCGTCAGCCTCACACCCAAGACGATTGCTCATCGCCACGAACTGGGGCCAGAAGTTCGGATCAGAAGACGATTTAGGTCCCATCGGAACCGAGCCCGTCCCCTTAACACCCGATTGATCCACGGAGGTGTCGATCGCCCCCTGCTGCTTAGGTGGGCCCTCCAAAGTGGCGACTGTGGCCGAACGATCAAGAAGGCGGCCGGAGATGTTCGCCGACGGGGGGATGAGCCCCACTGCGAAAATCTTGACCTCACTTGGCCTCCTATCTTTGACCGAGGTGAGCGGGATGAACTGCCCGCTCGCTTCATCGTTCTGGAGCTGTAGCGCGGAGTAGAACGTGAGCAGCTCGTAGAGCGCTGGCTCGTAATAGTCCGCCGCTGCTTCGATCTGCTCGTTGATCGGCTGGTTGGTAGCCGCCGGCTGGTTGGTAGCGTTCGGTGAATTTGCCATGACCTACTCCGCCACCTTCGCTGCTTGCGCCTTTGCCGAATCAGAAAGAGCCTGCGCTGCCGCAGCATTGAACTCGTTGGTCTGCGCGAGATTTGTGTTCGGCGTGCTCCTCGGGATGGTCGCGTTTTGGCGCTGGAAGGCGGGGGCGTTACCCACGAGGCCTCGCTGAGAGGGAGCCTGCACCAGCCCAGGGATCTTCATCAGCTCCTCCTGAACCTTGAAGGTCCACGACATCTTGAAGGCGAAGGGTTGATCGTCCGTCTCCTCGACGTCGAACTTGTTGAAGTACCCGATGTACGTCCCTCGGTCGTACATGAGCATCACGTTCCCTTGGAGGACAATGTTGCCGAAGGGGTCGTAGAGAGACCCGTTGTTTCGGTAGAGGTCGTGGAGATCGCGGTACCTGTCCCATGCGATCGTCCGGTGCCTGAGAACGCTCGTCAGGCCCGTGTAGATGTTCATGAACGCGCCCGTAGAGCCGTCCGCACTGATCTCGGTGAGATCGTCCCCCCAGTGCTGCTCGACCCAACCCCCACGTGTCTGGATGCGTTCGACCTTTTTGTTATGGGTCTCTGACCACGTTTGAGGGTTGATGTGCATGACGAGAGCGTGAGGGAGGAGGACCCTCTTGTTGTCGAAGGGGCTCGTGATCTGGAACGCCACCGGGATGAAGGATCGCCTCTTCTCCAACCCATGGGTGTAGTTCGGCTTGTTGGACGGTACGTCCAACGCGGCGAAGTCAGGGTTGGCAGAGTTGATCCTCGCCACCGGTCACCGCGTCTTCGCGTTCTTGTTGAACTTGACGTTCCCGTCGATGACCCGAGCGTCGATGAACCGTGTGAGGTCCCCGGTCGTACGAAGCTCAATGACAGCCCCACCCCCGCCACCTCCGAGCTTGTCGAGGGGGATGATGGCTTCCGAAAGGGGCTTGATCGAAGCGAACACCTCTCCGGTAGCCGGGCGCATAGGAACGCCTCCCGCTGCGTTTCCTGGCTGTTTGGGACCTGCGGCCTTAAGGGCATCTGCCCCGATGTCTTTCGCCCCCTTACCCTCTTTGAGAGCTTTCATCGTGCCCTCTTTATCCGCAGAGTAGACGAAGTACTCCAGGAGGGACTGGCGGCTCCCTTCGAGAACCCCCTTCTCGATGATCGACTCAGCGTCGTCCTTGTGGAACTTCCAGTCCATACGGACGCCCTTGACGCGGAGGGCCTTGTAAATATCCCCAAGCGTATTACCCGACTCTGTAGCGGCTGCGAGTTGCTCCTCGTTGAGTCCCACAGCAGCCGACGAATTCTTGACGGCGGTGGCTCCAGCCATCGCTAGATTCGGAGGAGGGGCGGCGGCAGGCGCGGCTGCCACGGGTGCTGCCCCGCCAGCCTTGGGGGCTGCCGCTGCTGCGGTACCTGGGGCGGCTGCTTTCTGAGCTGCATGTGCCTGAGCAGAGGCGGGCTTTGCCCCGGATCCGGCTACTGGGGAGGGGGGTCCGATGAATCCTTTGGGACCCTTGTTTGGATCGGGGGGGCCAATAAAACCGGGAGGAGGCGCGTTCTTGGCATCCTCTGCCGCCTTTTTGGCCTCCGCCGCCTTCTTATCAGCGGCCCCCTTTGTGTCGTACTTCTTCGCGAAGTCCGCCAAGGCTTCGGATGTAGTTGTTGTACTCCCCGCAGCGCCAATTATCTTGGACTGTGCGTCATGAGCAGACTTGAACCTAGCCTCGGCGGCGTCGATATCCCGCTGAGCGGCTTCAATCTGCTTGTCGAATGACGCAGCAGCTTCAGGGGTCTTGGCGGCTGCCTTCTTGGTCTCCAGCTCCGCCTTCGCTTTCTTCAGGTCCTCCCGCTCTTTCTTACCTTCCTCCCCCATCACACGAGCAATTTCTTTGGCGGGGCTGGTCTCCATGAGGGCCTTCTTGACCTGATCCCCCGTCTTACCCTTCGAGGCCGCCTCCATCAGCTCCTTGTTACCCGTTTTCGCGACCTGCATCTGCCCCTTTGCAGTGTCACGAGCGTCGCTGTTCCCCACTGTCAGAGTATCCCAAATGTCCTCAACGATCTCCCAGATACCCATGAAGGCGTTGTACATCTGGTTCAGGAGCCAATCCATGATGACCCCAAGCTTGTCGAGAGCGCTGGATTGATACCCTGCGATATCTTTTTGGTAGTCGATCGTTTTGGTAGAGTTCTCTAGGTCCTTCTTCTGGTCAGCCGACATCGCATCCCAGACGTCCCTCGCCCTCAGGGCAGCCTCTTTGTCGTCTTTACCGCGAATGTACGCCGCCTTTTCCTGATCCGTTCCCGTGAGGTTGAGCCGTTCGAGTAGCTTCTGTTCCTCTTGGGTCAAAGCGGCTCCGGAGTCCAACTTCTGCGCCAGGTTTTGCGACATCTGCAAGACACCCTGCTTCTGCTTGGCCATCTGGTCTTGCAGCTCTTCGCTGATACCTGCCGCCTGCTCCGCCGCGAGACGCTCAACGTCTGTCAGTTGGTCGATGGGCTTGCGGAACAAGGTCTGGCCGATATCGTCCAGGTGATCCATTACGGCGAACGGGCTCGCGTCCTTGAGCGCGGATGCCACGTCAACGAGACCACCCTTCGACAACTTGCCCTGTTGTCGCGCTGCATCGAGGATTGCTTCGTTCTGGGCTCCGGACAGCTTGTCCTGGTGCTTGGCCATGAACTCCGTGAGTTTCTTCTGGCGCAACCCTGGGTTCAACTTGGGGTTCTTAAAAATATCCTTCAGCTCGTCCCCCATGACCCCGCCCAAGTCCCCTGCCAGGCCTCCAACCTTGCGATTGAGATCCTCCTGAAGTTTCCCGCCCACCTTCTTCGCACCACCCCCGAGAAGAACGGACTTAGTACGGTCCATGAGCCCCATCCCCTTGGTGAAGCCCATGATGGTCTGCATAAATTTCTGAGCGTTCCTAGGGCTCATCACCTTGCCGACTTGCGTGAGCAACTTGACCGAATCCTGCATCCGGTTGTTGAACAAGGACATGTCAGAGGAGATGCCGCGAATGATCCCAAAGAACTTGTTGCTCGCGATGCCCGACTGCTCAGCCCCCTGAGCCATGTACTGGAACGAGGCTTGAACACTGTTCAAACCCATCCCAATTTCGCTCATCATCTCGCCCTGGAGACTTGTGATTTCATTCAAGCTGACGCCGAACGACCGTCCGTAGGCGACGGACATCTGAACCATCGACCCCCAATCCTTGGCGTACCCGGAGGCCTCTTTTGCGGCCCCCGCAACCGCTTTGAACTCCTGCTCGATCTTACCCAAGGACACGCCTTCGGCCGTCAGAGCACCGATAACCGCAGTGTGGGTCTCTTTTGTCATGCCCCACTTCAAGTTGTCGAGGCTTGTAGCGGCGTCACGAATTTGGCCGAGGGTGTTCCCAAGATCCTGCGCGGCTGCTTTGGCATTCCCCATATTGCGCCCCAAGAACTCGCCACTACCCGCACTCGCCAAAATCTCCTTGTTCATGTCCTTCGCAGCAGCTTCCGCGTCGATGAACATCTTAACGACACTCACAACCGACGAAGCGACAGCACCCAACAGAGGACCCATCTTGCCGAGCGTGTTGAGTATGGGTCCGATAGACTTCATCATCGGAGCGATGGTCTTGAAGATACCTGCCATGGGGCCACCACCCGCAGCACCCTTCTCTACCCCCCGAGTGATCCCAGCGCCCGCTCCTTTGAGCCCTGCACCAATACCACCCGCGAGGCCCTTGATCATCCCCCCGAAGTCCTTCGCGCGAAGGCCTTCGATACCGTCCTTGAATCCGTCGAACATATCCTCGCCGGCTTTGCTCTTGGTATAGCCGGTGAACTTTTCGTAGGCCTCGTCACCTTCCTTCGCGTTTGCTTCCTTCTTCTCCGTGGCTTTAGCGGCCTCCAGTCCTGCCTTCTGGGCACGGACGATGACCCCGATCTTCTTCTCGAAGACGCCGATCTGCTTCTGAATAGCCGCCGTCTCCTCGTCGGTGGCGTCACGCAATTGGGCTTGTAGCTTGAGCATGTGACTAGCCATGCCCGTGTGCGTTTTTGAAAGCTTCTCTTCAGCTTTCTTCACACGTACCGTAGCCATTTCCCAACGCTTCGTTGCTGGGACGAGCTTCTTGTGCATATTCTGGAGCTGCTTGTCCAGTTGGCCTGACGTCTTCCGAATGATCCCCATATCCTTCGAGATACGTGAGGAGAACTTTTTGGAAGCCGCTAGAGCTTGCACGTTGTCGAGCGCAATGTGCATATCCAGGACTACGGGAGTCGCGTTGTCACCAGGCATGACTCACTCACTTCCTCCCGAATGGGGTGCCACGAGGGCCGTTGGGAGGGATGGGGATAGGGATGACGTTGGAGACATCCTTGTTGGTCTCGGAGACAGTGGAGTTGACCTCGGCATCGGTCATACCCCACTTATCGATAAAGGCACCCATCTTGGGATCCGTCAGTTCGGGATGAACCATGCCGCGAGCTGCCGCCTGGAACTCCAATTGCTTCGCGCGGAGAATTCGCTCTTGAACTTCTATGGCTGAAAGCCCGGCGATGTTGGTGCCGCCCGTGATCGTCTTCCGGCCGAACTCTTGCTCGTGAGATTGAGCGAGCTGCTCCAAGTGATCACGCCGACCTTGCAAGTTGGTGCGTATACGCTGTTCTTGAGCCTCGACAACCTGGTCGTGCCAGTCCTTCTCTCCGCGCAAGTCCGCCCCCAACTGCTCCGCCAACTCATCGACCGAACGTGCCGCCACCACGACAGCGCCTTGAAGCTGCTGTGCCTTGTCGTCAGCGGACTCGCCCATGTAGACCTGCCGTAGAAGACGATCTTTCCTGGCGAGCCGTTCGTCTCGTTCCTTCCGTCGGCGCTCGGTGTCTTGTTGATAGACCTTCGAGATCCCTTTGCCGACCATACAGGACCCGATGAACTTGGCGTTCTCCCACTCACGCTCAGCGTCCTCGTTTCGATCCTCGTAGTAGTTGAGCGCCCGCCACACATACTGCGACCAATTCATCCCGAGGCGTTCAGTCCCGTACAACCCCGTCGCGGCTGCCGACGTCAGGTCGAGGCCCCGGAGTTGGGCCCACCGGAACCGGGAGTAGGACTCCATCATGTAGCACTCGGTGAGGGTCACCGCGTTGTTGGCTCGCCGGTTGACCTCACTGAGATGGCGGATGACCCGTAGTCTCGCATCCAGCGGGAATTCCGCGAACGTCTCGGCGATCTTCGGGATGAACTTCTCCCTCTCGGGAAGGATGTTCACCCCGTCAACCATGAAGACCCCATAGGCGAGGAACGTGTCCCAGAACTTTTGGGACGCGGAACCTCGACTACTACCCGCGAAGTTGAGAAGCTCGTATTCGTGGTGGTTCAGGCTCTTGAAGACGAAAGTGACGCCGTTGATCTCCGCCGCGAGCGCAAGGAATCCCTTAAAGAGCATCGACTCCACATCCCGGTAAAGAGCCGGGTTGACCTCAGGCTCCTTCGGGGCCTGGATGTGGATTTCCGAATTACCCTCCAATTGCTTGGAGAGCTTCTCTTGCTCAACGGCGTACGATTCGGCGGCTGCCACCATGCGTTATGCCCTCGAAGGTGGGCGGTAACGTGGGTTAATTCCTGCCGACGGGCCCTTCTCGACGATCTGATGAAACGCCTTCGCGTCGACTGCCTCTTGGCCTCTCGCCCTCAACTCGGCCACTTCCTCCCGTTGGGGTGGCGACACGGGGATTGGCGCCTCCCCAGGGCCGGGGAGGTTCGTCAGCTCAGGGTGAACCGCAAGGCCGGCGTCCGTCTCCAGAGCGGCGTACTCAGCCGCCTTGGTGAGCACGCCAGGAGTCGTTGCAGGCGGCTGGTGGGCCTGCGCTTGGGCCAACCGCGCTTGAATGTTGTGAGGGTCCACCGGCATAGCCGCACGATTGAGCGGCTGTCGACGAGCCATGAGGTCCTCGCTCGTAGGTGCCGCTGCAACGGGCGGGGCAGCGGGGGGTGGTGCCTGAGGCGGAGGAGGGGCAGCGGGGGCTGTAGCGGCCGGTGGGGGCGTCCCAGAGTCCTCCTCGTCCGGCGGAGGTTGTTCCGTCTCCGCTGCCGCCTCAGCCTCACGAGCGAGCTTGTCGGCCTTCTCCATGGCTGACTTGATCTCAGCAGCCGTCGACTTCCTCATGAAGCCGTAATCGTCGAGGACCTTGTCAATGAGGACCGATGGGATCTCGTCCTCGATATCCTTCAGCTCCCCGAGCACCCGACGGAATTTGTCCTCGGCAGACTCCTCGGGGATGATGAACGTGATGCCAGCTTTCGCCTTGTCCTCAGCCTTCTTCACCACGTCACCGAACTTGCGGTACGCAGTGAAGATCGCCTCTTTGGACCACGAGTCGAGGAGCGTCCTACGGATGTAGGCGTGCAGCTCCAGCTTGACCGTCTTGGTCTTGCCGGGCTTTTGAGCGTCCTCTTCTTCGACCTCGATGAATTCGACGTCACGAAAGCTCAAGCCGTTGATCTCAACGACCGCTCGTGACACGTGGCCCTTCTCATAGCCGTAGAGGTAGTCCAGCTCCTCCAGCTCCTTGCACTCCTGGAGTACGGCTGTGTACTCGTCAGGACGAAGGTTGCGGAGTGTGAGTGAACAGTCGTCGAGTGTAAACTCTTCCTCGACGATCCCTACGTTTTTCGCCTTCGCGAGCGCATCAGTGATCTTCTTCGCTGAGATCGTTCCCATTTGCATCCTCGTTTCATTTGACCCCGAGGATGACGACGAATCGAATGTGAGAAGTGGCGATCTACATTTGGGTTCGGATTTGCAACCCGGAGCTGTCGGAAATCTCCATCATGGTCCGATATGATGCCATTCACATTTGGATAGTCGTCGCCACCCGTGGGGGTGTTCGCGTATCAGATGGCGTTAGGCCAGGCCCAACGTGTTGTTGTTGCTGCTGTTCGCGAAGCGGAGGGAGAAGCCCTTGCCCGGACCGCCGTTGGCCGACGTGGGCGCGAGGCCCGTGTCGATGAACTCACCGTACTGGCTGATGCCGTCGATGATGTCGGTCACGGTGACCGACGCGTTCTCAGCAACCATGGCCGCATCGGCAGTGAACGACGCCGAGTAGCTGTTGAGCCAGCACCCCTCGAAGAACGTGAGGAGCGCCTTGGGTGTCACGATCGGGTTGTCCGCACCCGTCGGCCCAGTCGTCACCCTTGCTTGAACCGCAGTTCCGTTGGGGTCTTGGAG